TTCTCAGCCGCATAAATCTTGCGGCCCAAAACACTGGCGGCCTCCTGTACATGCGCCCGGAAAGGCTCCGGCGTATAACCTCCCTTTGTGATGGCAGGCTTAAATATGTAATTTCCTCCCTGGGCGTCCGTGTAAATATGTTTTTGCCCGGCACCTCCCAGGTAAGACCCGGATCCCTTATAAGTCAGCTGGTCAACCGGTGGGATCGCACTCTTGACTGCCGGCAGCGGCTCAAGTTCGACCCGTTTGGGGATTATCGGAGGCTCTGACGGCGCCACAGGGATCACCCCGGCCTTTTGCAGGTCCGCGACCAGCTTGGACTCGGCGCTCTTTTTGGCTGCGGCAAACTGGTCGTCAAGGCTCTCTTTTGTGCCCAGCTCTGCCTCCAGCTTGGCGATCTCGGCGTCCAGATCCAGGTAAAGGCCGTAAGCGTGCCTACAGTTCGGGTGGAACAAGCCGGCGCCCTTGGCGCTGGCCAGGCTGCTGTGAGTCTGGTCGTTACCCGAAATAGAAAGGACTTCCCCCTGCCACGGCAGGCACTTGGGGCAGGGCTTTATATGGGTGCTCACCTTAATCAGGTCGTGGCCATTCTCCTGCAGTCTGTTGGCCGTCCCCAGGAGGTGGGCCTCCATGGTCGTGGTCCTGGCCACCATTTTGCTGTATGTGGTCATGTTCCACTCCCGGCCCTTAACATCTTGAAAGCCCGTGACCCCGTTGTCAGCCAGCCGCTCTCTGTAGTGCCTGGCCACCTGCTGCCATGACTCGTAGCCAACCGCTGTCCCGCGAACAGAAACCAGGGCCATGGCTCTGTATATGTCGTCAGCCTGCCGGCCGATTACCCGGGTAACATCAGCCAGCTTGGAGTAAGTGTTTTCAGCCAGGACCTTGACCGCCTGCTGGTGCACCTGACCAAATCCGGCCGTTATAGTCTTGACTCCCAGGAGCTTGGTCTGCAGGTCTGCAGTGAAGGCGCCGGAATAATAGAGCGCTGCCAGGTCCTTGTCGCACCAGTTTTTTGTGCCCTTCAAGAGTTCTGACTGGATCGCCTGGACGTTTTGCTGCATGGCCTTTAAATAGTCCAGGTTATTGCCCTTTAAAAGCCCCTTGTTGATTGCCTTTAAAATGTCGGACTCTGCATCCTTGTAAAGGTCCACCAGATTGATGATCTTTTTGTCGGCCAGCATCACGGCAGCAGTTTCCGGGTTGTAAACCTTGAGGAATTCCCCTACCTTTATGCCCTTGCCCAGGAATTGCTCGATCCCCAGCTCGTCAAGGGTATATTTATTAAACAGGTTGAAGCTCCCCATGTCCTGGCTGATGAATTTATCAAATGATTCATCCATCCCGACAAAGCCCGAAGCCTTAAGAAGGTTAAGCCATTCCTGTGTTACTTTGAGCTTTCGTGCCGGATCTGCCATGCCCTACTCCTCATCGTCTCCGTCATCGTCTCCGTCAGGGTTAGGAACCACTGGGCTCTTTTGCTCCTCTTTGATTGCCTTGATTTCGTCCTCCAGTGCTTTGCCCTCCAGGCCGTCCAGGCGCTGCAGAGCTGCTTTAAGGCTGGTCAGCCCGGCTGTCTTTCTGCTCATTTCAATGTCGGCCTGCTCCTTCGGATCTGCCGGCAGGCCGTCCGCCCAGACGATCCTCGGCGCCTTCGGCTCATATGACCCCGATCCCTTGGTCACGTCCAACACCTGGGCTATATAGACGGCTGTCTTGATCGCCTCGTCAAAATACAGCTTTTTCCGGTTTACTTTTGCAAGTGTCCGGATCATCTTATATTTGAGCGCCCGCCCAGACTCAGCAGTGCCGCCCTTGTCCAGACCAAAAGCAGCCGGCGCGATCTCAGAGCACATCATCATGATCTCCAGGTACTTCTCCAGCTCCTTGAAAGCGGCGTCAAAAGAGGCATCCCAGACCAGGTAACGGGGCAGATCCCCGACCTCCGCGGCGTTGACCTCCATGCACTGCAGATCCTCTTTTTCGATATAATAGCGCTTGTTTGCAGGATCCAGCTTCATTGACCCAGGCGGCAGGATCAGCTTGGGATCGCTGTGCTTATCCAGGATCCGGTCGATCCGGGAGAGCCGGTTGTTGGTACCGTCGAAAAGGCTTTCCATGTCATGGTAGTCGGAGATCCCCCAGAACATATCATCAAGGCGCCAGTTGGGCACGTGGGTTACTAAAAGCCCTGGATATCCGGTTTCGACCAATTCCTCAACCTCGGCGTATTCCGGAAAGGTTGAAAGCGGCACTTGCGTTTTAAGCTCCCCGTCCTTGAGCTTCCAAAGCTCGTTTATGATCTGGCCGGGCTTGTGGATTTCTTTGCGTATATAGGTGTCGTCCCCCAGTTTCTTCTCCCAGGCCAGGGTGCATCCGGTCATTTCCTGGATATTGTCCCCGTTCAGCTCAGGAAAAAAGTAGTCAGGCGGCTGGCTTTCGATAATCGGCAGCATGTCGGTGTCCCAGGCGTGCAGCTTGCCCAGCCTGTTCTTTATGCAGACGTCTCCGCGCCAGCTGTTGGATAGCCCCATCTCGTAAAGCCTGGGCAGCATTTTGTTGTTCGTCCAAATAGCGTCAACGGCCATCTGCTCTTTGCTGTCCGGCTCTCCAACAACCACTTTTAATTGCTCGCCGAAAAGCAAGTCCGCGCATATCTTTGAGATAAGCCCGGCATAGTTGCAGACGATATAAATTATTGACTTGTCGGCCTCGCGGTCCAGAAAGTTCTGGATCCTCTTGAATACGTCATGGTGCTGTCCCTTAAAGAGCAGCCTGTTTTTTGCGTATCCTTCCCGCCTGGCGCTGTGCCCCTCTGGCGGCCATTTATCAGCCATACTTACCACCCCCTTGGTTTTTGTGCGAACGTCCTGACCATCTCCATGGCCTTGGTGTACAGGTAGAGCAGTGCCTGGCTTGTCGCGTCCACCTGGTCGTCAAACGGTACCCGCGGGAATTTTGCAAAGCACTCGATATAATCGTGTACCCATGGCGCAAGCAGCGGATCCGGCAGGTAGACGTTCCCTGCCTCCTGCAGCGGCGCCACTGCGTTGGCCCGTGATATTTTCCCGCCCTCAGGGCTGACCTCGCGGATCCCTGGTACCTTACCCTTAAGCATGGCCACCACGGCCGGGCCATTGGCTTTATCCTCCACCAGTTTGGTGCGGGCCAGCGGCCATTTGGCTGACAGGGTTATGATCGCCTGCAGCGTTCCCGGGAAGTCCACCTGGGCCAGGAATTGATCGAGAAGGTAAAAGTCTGCCAGCTTGCGGCCCCAGACCTGACCGCAGACAAAGTCCACCTTTTTGCCCTTGCTTGCATCCAAATCTTTGAAAGTGCAGTCCCAGCTCTCTATGATCTGGTCAAATGACGGCGCGACCCGGTAAAACTTCCATTTGTCGCGCTTGAACATTCCCCCGGCCTTGGGCGAAGGCTCCTGCAGCACCTGGCAGCCGTAACCGTATGATCCAAGAGACTTCTTCAGGGCGTCAAGCTCTTTGCGTCCCATCCGGTCCGGACAGAGGAGATCCCCCTGCTCTTTGACGATACTCTTGCCGCCCGGCATCACGATCGTGGTCTTTGTCTCGAATTCCCCCGGCAGCTTAAGGTGCTCATAACCGCCGATCTCGGCCAGTATATGGCCGGTCAGGTCCATCTCATGGAGGCGCTGCATGACCACAATAATGACGCCTTTTTTTAGGTCGTCCAACCTGGTTGAAAGAGTTTGGTCGAAGAACCTGATCCCTTTTTCGCGTTCGGTATCGGACTCGGCTTCTTCCGGGTTCTGCGGATCGTCCACTATGATAAAGTCGCCGCCCTTGCCTGTGGCCGTGCCTCCCACCGACGTGGCGATCATCGTGCCCCTGCGGCTGTTGCTGTACTCAGTTTTGAGGTTCTGGTCTCCGGCCAGCCGGTATTTGTGGCCCCACCTCCTCCGGTAATAATCAGACTGGATAATCGTCCTGCGATCAATAGAGTGCTTGGTCGACAGGCTCGCTGAATAACTGGCAAACAGCCAGCGGCTCTCGGCCCAGTCGATCCACATCCAGGTGGGGAACATGACCGTGACGCCGTTTGACTTCATCGTCCTGGGGGGCTGGTTAATAATCAGCCGGTTTATCTGGCCGGCTTTAACTGCCTCCAGGTATTCGCATATGGCGTCAATATGCCAGTTGTGACTGTACGGCCGGCCTGGCTCAATAATGTGCCAGGTCTGTTTGATATACTCAGAGAGGCGCCGCCTGGCTTTTTCAGCCTGTATGTCCTCCAGCGTCAGCTGGTTTAGACTTGCTAATGATATACTCAAGTGCGGCCAGCTCCTCATCATTTAGCTTGCTGAGATCCGGTTTGTATTCGATCGGCTTGCCGTCCCGCCCGGACAGCTCAAGCTGCTCCGGTGACTTTGGGAGTACGCCTAAAGATTGCATGGCCTTGATAAAAAATTCATCTTCGTTGGCAATGTCATTTAAAATGCGGCGCCTTAAAACCGGGTTTTTCGGGATAATGACCACTTCGGATTTCTTTTTGCCCGTCGTGACAGTTTCGGTTTCCGTTTCCCCGGCCTTGGTGTACTCGTTCCAGCGTTCTCTCTGCCGCTCCTCATAGGCTGCCTGGATCTCGAATATGGCCTGTTCTACCGGCTTCTGGATAAGGGCCAGGCCACGGTCGAGGCCGTACTCGTGGAGTGCCTTTATGTCCCGCTCAACCGTTGCCTTTGATATCCCCAGAGCCTGCGCGATCTGCTCCTCCGGCCACTTACGGATATACCGAAGGCGCAGCACCTTAGCCCGCCGCTCCTGCATCTTCTTGCTCGGCCCCAGGGTGTACCGTCTGTCCTTTGGCTCAACCATCGGTATCAGCTCCGGCAAGGTAGTCAGCGGCCATCATTTCCAGCGCCATCCCCCGCGGGTTCTTGGCATAGTTCTGCATATTGGCGATATGGTCGAGCGCCCTTTCCACGATCTCGATCTGGTCAGGGTAAAGAATAAAATGAATCCTCTTGGGCGCCTGCCCTGTAACCTGCTGTCTTTCCATCTGGCTGTACTCAGGCGGCAGCTTTAAGAGCGCCAGGCTGTCCTGCAGCTGCAGTTCGCTGTAAGGGAGCCTTTCGGCCAGCTCCGGCAGCGACATGGTCTTGTTAAGCTCGGCCAGGAGCGCCGCCAGCTTGGCGGGTACCGCGGTCCCCCTCATGTAATTCAGCTGCATAGTCTTGAGCTTGGCCTCGTCGTCGTCCATTTCCACGACCACGGCCGGAATGATATCTGCCCCCAGCTCGGACATGATCCGCCAGCGGTGCTCCCCGTCCACGATCTCCCAGACATCCCCGGAGGCCCGCACGGTGATCGGGCTGACAAAGCCGCGGCTCTTAATATCGGATTTCAGCTTGGCATACGTTTTGGCGCTCAGCTTGTTAGGGTTCCACGGGTTCGGC